TATACTAACAGTTCCTGAAGAAATTACAACCTGATTTCCACTAGCCGCGATCGTTGCTCCGGCACTTACGGTAACCGTCCCTGTTCCTAAAGTAACTTGAGATCCTGTAGGGCTTAAATTAGCGTCTCCTGAAATGGTAAGAGTTCCAACCCCTAAAACAACTTGACTTGGTGTAGGAATTTCTACAATAGAATCAGCTGTAATACCAGGGTTACCAATACTAATAGTTAACTGATTTTTAGTAGCTGAAATTGTTACACTATTATCGGCACCCGATGTTGAAAACGGTAATTCCGCAAAAGAAGCAAATCCTAATAACATATATAATCCTTAAAAGGAGACAACGGCGGTATGGTGGTGGTCCGTTGCCTCCATTTAAGAACTATATCACTGTTTAAACCAAGATGGAAGACCTAAATGCGCTCGCTGGTCGAACTTGTTTTGTTCTGATTTTTTAGAAATTTGGTTATAATGTAGAAAGACTTGAGCACAATCATTTCCTTCAAAAGCTTCTCTCCAATGTTCTAATTCACAACCTGAATAAATAAGCATATCCCCAGGTTTTAAATCAACTTTAATCCCTTTAGCTGTGCTCTCTGAAGTTATGTGTTTGCCATCAGGAATACCTACGTTTTCCGCAGGACTTAAATAAATAGGCCAAGGATCTCCGCCTAGATTTAAAGTCGTAGAAATCTCACAACTAAATCTGTCTTTGTGTCTTTTTAAAATATCTCCTCTTTTATAAATTCTTGCATACGAATAAGTCGGAGTTAATTTTAATCCTGTGTGTTTTTCCATAGCCGGTTGAACCCAAGTTAAAAGAGTTTCCATAGCTATATCTGCATAATGAGAATAAGTATTAGGAATTTGTTGATCATTCCACACTCCCCATTCTTCAGTAAACTGAGAAATATATCTATCATCAAAAAATCTTCGTGCTACCTTTCTTTTTAACATAAAATATTGAAACACAAATTTTGCTAACTGTGGGCTAATTGCTTTTTTTAATACTGTATATTTATTCTTTTTAAAATTCATATTAATTTTACTCCATCTTTTAAATATAAGTCTCCGACTTCTTTATCCACCCATTCGGTTCGATCAAAATGAGTCGTTTGAGGAAGTTTTTTGGTGTACCATTTAGGTTCAGGAACTTTTTTCAAATTCCAAGCCCAATAAGATCCATCTTTAAAACGACAAACATAACCAGGAATTTTGCCATTACAATTTTTAGTTAAAAAATCATATTTTATTTTTTCTATAAATGAACCATTAAAATGTTGAGGGTTATACGCTTCCCTATTTTTTAATTCCATAACATAATGATTATTATGAACGTCAATAGGATTCATTGGATCTATTGTTTTATTAATAGGATCTTTACTAAAAACGGTTTCATTTAATTCGTGAATCATTTTCTTTTGTGTTTGACTCCAACTCATTTTATTTTACATACATTGAAAGCAAATGTAATTCTTTCATAGTCCTCTTTTTGTTTGTTAACTTGGTGTAGTAAATATGATGGAAAAATTATCATATCTCCTTTTTTTCCTCTAAAATTTATTTTTTTGTCTGGAAAAATAGTTTTATCTTTTTTATTATTGAAGTAAATAACTCCTGAAAAATATCCTCTGTGATTGTGTAGAGAATTACTATTATTTTTATATGCATAATTTATCCATACGTCATAACCATCAAAATGACCATTCCATTTTGCAAGAAAAAAATTTCTGTGTGTTTCTTTTGCTAATATTCCACAAAGTCTAAGGACATATGCAAACCAATAAGAATTTTCTATTAAATTAGAGGGGACAGATGTTTGATAAGTATTAGTTTTAGAGCCTTCATTTTCGTGGAGTTTTAATTTAAAAAGTGGATGTTTTTTAATTTTATCACATTCTTTTTTCCAGTGAGTAATTTCTTTTATTATTTCTTTTGGAAGCTTAGTATAAGCAATGTCTTTATCTATTAATTTATGATTTAATTCGCTGATCATCGTCTTTTTTTCTCATTGATGTTTCGTTTGATATCGCCGATGGAACCGCTTGTATGTTCCAATGTATAAATCTAAAAGGTTCTATTCCCATATCAACCGGATATTGATGCGGAGTATAACCAGGAATAAGTATCATCATTCCAGGTTTAACATTGTAATGTATAGCTTCATTAGCAAATGTAATTTTACTTCCATCTTTTTGTGGAAGTCTTATCATTTGAGCACCAGGTCTTGGATCGTGTAAAACTGGCATTGACGTTTTATTACTACATTTTAAAAAATAAAATCCTGAAACGTGTTGATTCCAATGAGTATGTGTATCGTGATGACCAGCACCTTTTTTACTAAACTCTTGAACCCAACATTCTGTAAAATGTAAACTATGATTACTTATATTAAATCCACACCAATCTAAAAATTCATAGCTTCTTTGACCACAAAAATCTACAAAGTCTTTGGCTTTAAGATCATTATTAAATGATTCAGAGTGATTTGATAAACCAAAGTCCTCTAATTTTACTCCTAAGGTTTTATCCCTTTCTTGAATAGCTTTCTTCATTATTTTTTTTTGAGTCTTTTTTAAATATCCATCACTTAATCTTAACATTTTATTAAGGAACTGAGGAACTTCCGCTGTCCAAACGGGTGTACTAAAATATGCCGCACTACTAAATTTAACGTGATTATTGCTTCCGTCCATATTATTTAAATGAATAACCTAGATTCCAAATTACTAGACTATATCTTACTCCTTGTGTTACGGGTTTAACTCGATGCCAGACAAAACTAGGAAAGACTACTAAAGAACCTTTGGGTAATATTTCTGTACAAGTTCTTACGTCTCTGGGTTTATCCGGATCATATTGTCTAAAATCAAATTCTAACTCTCCACCTTTATAATCTTTAGGGTCTGTTAATGAAACGGTCACTGATAATTTTCTTATTTTGTTATAAGTGTTCTTATCTTTTTCATTTAAATAAGGTTTATCCCAACTATCACAATGCCAATCATAATATTGACCTTTTTTATATTTAGTAAATTGGCAAGATTCGGAATAATCCCAGTCAAAATTCCACCCAGCATTTGTATTTGCTTTATGTATATAAGGGTGAATTTCTTTATAAATCCAACGATCACTCATCCAGACGATATTAGAGTGTCTTTTCCTTTTTAAATCTTTTAATTCGTCTTTAGTTAATGGTGCTTTGTCGATATCTCTATCTCTACCCAAACCACCTGTGATAGCTCTTACTTCTCTCTTTTTTTCTGCCTTTCCATATTGAATAATCATATCACAGATTCGAGGTGGTATTGCAGATTGAAAGTACCAAAAATAATTAGATAAATTCATAAGTATTTGTTAAAATTATATTCATTTGTTTTGATTTATTAGGAGTAATAAAATATTTATTAATTGAAGGAAACATTACAAAACCATTGTTATTTAAAGGTATATGCCAGGTTCTTCCTTTTCTTCGATTATCATCATATTCAATAACAACACCTGTAGAATCTTTTCCTACATTTACTCCATAAATAAAAGTATAATCCGGAGCATTTCTTAAATCAATCGGATCAACCGTATTCCTTGAAAAAGATTTTTGATTATATTCATACAGATTTCCCCAACTTAATTTAGGAATTAATGTTTTTTCATATTCAACATTAAAATGATCTCTGACATAATCCTGTAACCACTGATGAGCTTGAGAATAGGGTAGTTGATAATCAACATAAGAATAATCTCTAATATTATTACTTATTCTTTTGTTGTTAATAAAAGAATCAAAAATGTTATTTTTTATAACATCTCTTTTAATTTCAAAACCTTTAGGTGTTTTTATCTCACCATAATAAAGATCAATTTGTGATAATACTTTCTTTCGCATACCTAGAAGGTATGTAATTTAATTTACCAACAATGTCAAGACTATCTGGCTACTTTATCCCAAGACTGATTAGCTTCATTCCACTCATAGCGATGAGTAGTTTGTTCTTCTTCCGATAAGGCAGGGTGAGCGCCAATTGGTGATTCCCAGCTAGCTGTTGAGGTATTTAGAACCCAGCTTGGATGAGGTTTTTTAGGCATAAAAATATCGTTATCTTCATCATAAGTATAACCTATACCAGCATAGTTTCCTCTTAATGCTTTAGCATTATCTCCAGATTTGTGTGTGTTTGCTATTGTGTTATAAGATGTTTTTTTCCAAAGTGGCCAGTGATGGATTCTTTCCAAGAACTGTCTACCTACTTCTTCATCTTCAACACCATCAGCATTCGTACAGTCACTGTCTGATACCACGTGAACTGAGATAACTTTATTATTTGCTCCTAATTTTGCGTAATGTGCCATAATGTTTCTCCTTATATTATACTTATTTTAAAAAGTAAATCCATATTAATTATTGATATTT